CTAACTCTTGTCGGGATTTGTTTTGGTCTTGGTATAGGTGGAGGAACTCTTCCTTGCTTGGAAGAGGAATCATACCGTTCGGTTGATTTAGACGCTGTGGTTGATGGGATCTATAAATAGACATGCTGGCGCTCCAAGTTAGCGTTAGAGTAGGTGAGGGTATGCGGCCCTGTGACCTACACCTCTATTTAGCAAACATAGGATTTACAAATGTCCGATATCAAAGAAAGTTTCATAGAAAAGTTCCGTTCTCTTAGGGAAGAAAGTTTAGATGAAGAATCTAAGTCGATTACAGATTCTAATGATAGAAGAAAATATATTTCTCTTAGAAATATGGAAGCAAATAGACTCGCTAAAGCAAAGGGCACTAAGAGTCCTATATCTCAGGATCACCACAGAAAATGGCTCAACAACATAACGATGATGCCAATGCAATTATGGACAAATATCGTAAATAGAGAAGAAAATGGAGAAAGTGAAATGAAGAAACTACTTATTGCAGCAATGCTACTAACAACACCAGCTATGGCACAGACAGATATCACCATCAGCAAGTCTCACCAGTTGATGCAGGTTGATAGTGATTATGGGTCGTATCAATGGCCCGTCTCAACTGCCCGCCGAGGTTATTATACACCTACTGGAACTTTCCGCCCCTACTCCCTTCAACTAATGCACTACTCAAAGAAGTTCGACAATGCCCCAATGCCTCACTCTATCTTTTTTAGCGGTGGTTATGCAATTCACGCTACTCCTCATGTTGGTGCTTTGGGCAGACCCGCTTCTCACGGCTGCGTTCGCCTTTCTCCAGGGAATGCTGCTACTCTATATCAGATCGTAAAGCAGGATCCCGATACAACAATTAGGATTGTACCATGACATGGAAACAAAAATTGCGTGATTGGGTAACTCTAAATGCTATTATGAATGGCGTCAATGAGGAAACCCATTACCGTGATGACCTTTTACAAAGAAAGCAAGAGATACTTGCCGAAGATGGCAGGCATCTTCTCTCGCAATATCAGAATGGTCTTGCAGACCTAGGTGAAAAGGTTGACTTGAACCGAATAGTTTCTCTGGCGGAACAAAAGATTACTGATACAGACAAAATCATCCAAATGGTGATAGCTCTTTCAGAGGCATATATGCAAGAGTATCGTTCGCAGAAGAACTATGAAGTTTCAGACAAATTTAGAAAGATTCTTTTTACACTAAAGGGGCAGAACCAATGAACCTATTTCAACTCGGCAAATTCACCTCACATGCTGGCAAGGAACTTGATTGGAAGATTGAGTGTGACGCCTTGACAGATGAAGATTGGGAATGTCTTGCTAAGATGATTAGCGAACGCACCCAGTTTGGTCGTGTATATGGTATTCCTCGTGGAGGAGAGAAGCTAGCCAAAGCATTAGAAAAGTATGCTGACCCTAAGAACCCTATTCGTCTGGTTGTTGACGATGTATGGACAACTGGCACAAGCATGAATGAAGCAATGAGCAAGGGCGACTTTGGTTTCGTTGTATTCGCAAGAAACCGAATTGTGTTCGATGCTAACAAGTATGTTCGTGCATTATTCACAATGGACCTTTTATGAATGAACTGGATGAAATTTTACATGAACAGTTGCATATTGCTAGACACTTAGCAAAGAAAATGAGAAAGGCAAGGAGGGTGATGGGTCCTGATCCCACCTTGCTCACTCTACAAGTATTGAATGAAAAAAGAACACAATACATCGAGAATATGATAAGTGACAAAACATTATTACGAAAGAAATTTAAACGAAAGAAAAAAGAAAAAGATCCAGACATACTGGCAAGGAGTACCACTCATATGTGGTACAGAAATATTTTGATGATAACCAACATCGGTTATAATATAATGGTAGATTCGTTCCAAGCCTATATGTCCTATTTCAGAAAGGATAAAGACTGATGGCAGGAGAACGAGCCGCAATATTTGGACAGTTTATTGAACAGTTAGTTGAAAGCGATGTTGGCATTCTAGAAAGGGAACAAGTCTATAGGGTTCTTTTAGAAGTGCTTGAGGAGTTTGATATCAAAGGCATGGACGGCTATCTTGATATCGATCCAGCATTTGATGAGGTGTTTAACGAGAAGTTTCCGCCTGAAATAGAAGACTACGAAGAATAACTATATACTCGTATGACATGGACATACGAGAACAAACCCTTAGAAGAAATCCCAGAAGGCTATCAAGCTTTCGTATATTGCATCACCTGTGTTCCTACAGGGCGAAAATATATTGGGAAGAAACTATTCAAATTCACTCGCACTACCAAGAAGAAAGGTAAGCGAGTAAAGAAGCAGGTCGACTCCGATTGGCAGGATTACTATGGCAGCAATAAAGAACTTTTACACCACGTGGAAATCTTCGGTAAGGAGAAGTTCACCCGAGAAATCATCCGTCTATGTAAGAGCAAAGGCGAAGCGTCGTATTATGAGGCTAAGGAACAGTTTGATAGGGATGCGCTAATCTCCGAGCAATACTATAACGAATGGATTATGGTGCGAGTTAGAAAGTCCCATGTGAAAAAGAAGTGAGGAAGAATGATTACAGTGTATTCAAAAGACCAGTGTGTGTTTTGCGATAAAGCGAGAACACTACTGAAACTAAAGGCCAAGGAATTTACTGAGTATAAACTCGGTAAGGATTTTGATCGGGATACTATCCTGGAAATGTTTCCTGACGCTCGAACTTTCCCAATAATAACACTTGACAAAAAGTATATTGGGGGCTATAATGAGTTAGAAAAATTGTTCAGCGAAGGAAACTAAAGCATGTGGGTATCCGAACTCGAATCTGCTATGTTAGGCACTGTTAGAATTGGAACTTATCCGTCATATGCTGATGCATGTGTCGGTACCGATAAATGGTTGCGTGAAACGAAAGTTTCCGATGGAGAAACCGAAACGACCATGCTCGAAATGGTAAACGAAGATTTTTCCTGTGATGTTTATGTCTATGAAGCAGATGAAGATTATGAGTGGGAGAAAGAAGATGATTGATAAGTATGCTCTAAAGGAAGACCTAAAGAACGGTGTTGTTACCGTTGTTTTTGAAAAGGCAGACGGAACGGAACGCACTATGCGAGCCACACTTTCCGATCTATATGTTCCGCAGGTTGAGCCTGCTATGCTTTCCGAGTATGATGGTCAGGTACCAAAGAATGCTCGGCAGCTAAATGACAATGTGCAAGCAGTATGGGATATCGATGCAGGTGGCTGGCGCTCCTTTCGTCTTGATTCCGTGAAGCAACTATTGAAGGAGTGATATATGCCGTGGCCACATAAGAATAGACCTCGCAAGGGTCGTCGTAAGGTAGGATCTACAAAGCGCAAGATGCGTCGGACTAAAGGTCAAAAGAGGAAGTAATTAGATGAACATGAACAAGCTAGAAAATGTGCGAGTGATTAATCTGAGCCCAAGTCAGGCACCTGTGAATTTCATGGATGCTCTTGCTCTACTGTTTATCGGTCTTAAACTAACTGGCCATCTTGATGACTGGACCTGGGTAGCGGCTCTATCGCCGCTTTGGGCACCTTTCATGCTACATTGGCTCTTCCGTCTGGTTATCTTCACCTTTTTCTCTAATCATCTTCCGGAGGAAGAATAATGTCTGCTGATAACGGAATCTATGTCCTTTTCACCGAGAGTGAAAAGGGTCCCGAATATCGGGTAGCTTATGCTCATGCTATCGATTCCATTTACGGTAAGTTTAATGAGGAAACTTTCCGTTATGATGGCGACATTCAGACAATCAAATCCGTCTTTGAAAAATCAGAAGTGTTCTTTTCCTTAAATGAGGCTCTTGACAAGGCCGAGGAAATGGGCTATGATTATGGATACCTTGAAGACGGAATTTGTGTTATCAACGAGTTCAAGGACTATGGCTACATCTTCGGATAAGGAGAAAAAAGTGAAAAAGGCTACCGCTGTTCGCCGCCCCAAGTTCACTGATGAAAAGTATCTCGGTCCCGAACCGAGCCTTACTGAGGACTCTACACAGGTGGAGTTATCTAATGCCTACACCTGGTTTAACTACTTCTATTCTTCCGAGGATTCTCTCAAGTTCGCTATCTCCTACCTCAAGTCTATCAAGTATGATAAAGAAATCATTACCAAACTCTCCCGAGTCAAGCCCCATGAGTTCAACAACTGGATCGGATGGAACTGCCGACTCCTTGAAGCAGGGTCCACTCTCCCTGATAATCTCTGGGACACAACGATTGAGCGTATTCGATCCTTCGCATCCTCGGCATCAGGAAGCGATGAAGTGGTTGAAGGAGAGGAAGCGCCCGTCACGAAGGTAATCTCGATCCAAGATCGTATCAATCACAAGGCATCCGATCTTATCGGTGAACTGGAAGAACAACTGGATGTCTTCTTTCAAGAAGGAGTTATTCAGTTTGATGTTAAGAAGTGGACCCTTGAGAAGGGAATTAAACCGCAAATTGCGAAGAGGATTGCAGAACACTTCCGTCCTCAATACGAAGAAATCTGTCAGGCCATCGAAGGCAAAGACAAAGAACTGGCTGACTC